AAAAACATTTGTCATAGTAATCATTACGTCTTTAGTTGTTAGTCCATCTTTTCTGTCAGGCATTAAACAAATTGTTTTAAACAAAATGTAATGCTGAAAAGGTATTCCATTGTAGTAACTTTTCATCTGACCTGTTTCCTTGCCATCTCGTTCTTCGTTACGAATTGATTGTAAAAAAGCCCAATCGAATTGTACGTTTGCTATTGTATCGTTTAGTGACATCTAAATTCCACCCCCCCCCCCCCTGCGTATGCAAAGAGAAAGATTTAGTAAAGTTCTTTATCTCTAGGTTGTGGATATTATTTTTATGTAACATCTCCTTCTTCCTTTCCGTTTATTTTTTTTAAATATACGGAAGGACTAGTATTTGAATGAGAATTTTTAGTGAAAGTAATTAGTTCACCAATAAAATTCTTTTTCATATCATCAAAAGCATCATCAAGTTGTTCACCCCAATTTAACTTTTGATAACTATATTCAATGTAGCAATCACCAAATTTAATAACCGCATAAGTATCACTTATGTCATTATCAATTACAGTTTTCTGATAGAAAGGTTCTGTGCCTACCATTACATCGTAGGCAAATTTAGTTGGATATTCTTTTCTAATGTCTCTTACAAAATAATCAAAATTATTTTTATATTTAACATTATTGTAATATCTAACTCCCCTCATAATCAGGTTTGCTAGTACCATTATAGTCCTTGTCGTATATGTAGTTTTCATAGCTACACTCCAATTATATAATGATTTGTACTTAATGCACAAGTGTTTAGTATGTCTTTATTCACTAGTGATTTATTGACGTTTTTAACAGATATATCTCTATTTTGAGTTGTATCTGTATTTTTCGGAAAAAATAGATTGAAGTCATCATCTAATTTTTTTTGTAGGTTTATGTCCATCTGCGTTTAGTGGCTATGCCACAGTCCTCTAGTTAATTATTCAAAATGGTCTTCAGCAGTTTCAATAATAACTACTTCTTGACCAAAATGATTTTGTTGTTCATTGGCTAACTTGAACTTCTTACTTGGTCTGCCAACTTTATTTTTAAGATAAGTTGTTTCAACTTTTGGGTAAGTTAAGTTTTCCAGTTTGCTTATTAGCTTTACTTGCATTGTTACCTTTTGTTTTCCGCATAATAACGATAGCTGTTTAAGTGATTATCACTATCAACAACTTCATTATTTAGCTTCGGTTTAGGTGTTATGTTGCCAGTCCAAATATTAAATATATGTTGAACTGCTTTCGACCTGCTCATTGGCACGTCAAAACCTTTTTGTGCTACCTTTGTTATTTGTTCGTAAGTGTCTAAAGGTATCGCAATACTTTTATATTTAGTTACATCAGTCATATTAAATCCTTAATTTGATTAAAGACTTTGTTGTGTGTGAAAATGTAACCACCTTTTTTTAAAGTAAGACGAATTGTTTCTACAATAAAAAAAGTATCTACGTCTGTAGAGTTTATTATCTCTGTTTTATTTGCCATCAGTTATCCTTACAGTTTTAGTTAGTGAACACACAATTAGGAGTGAGAAAGAAAGGTATGAGAACCTAACTGTGTGTTCTGTTTGTCTAAATAAAGATAAAAGAAATTAGTACAAGGAGCTAACAACTCGTATGGTATTAGAGTTCAACTATTTACTCGTATGCTATACGAGTTATTCTTTTATAGTTCTAGGAGCTGAATACTTTAATAAATCTTGGTGTAACCTTCTAATTGCGACAGCTCTTTTTCTTGCCCATTTAAACCATTCGCTAAAAGAATTATAAGAAGGATATTTTTCTTTATCCATAAACTTTTTAAACCAATTTTTATATGTAGTTTCATAAAAAGTTTTTAATAATAAATTAGGTTGTTTTTTAATTTCATTATCGTAAGCATCTACCAATTCAATAATAGCTATTGTTTCTGGGTCTGCAAAACCTTCAACATTTTGACTTCTTTCAGTCCAATGTAATAATTTTCTGGCCTGTGATTTAGTCATTCCTTCAACAATATATCTTACGGCTTCAGCAGGTCTGACGTTTAATTTTTGACACCAATTACCTAGCTCCCAACTAAATGGAACATTAAATTCTTTTAATTCAAATTGGTTTGGTTGTTTGCCTTCTTTGTCTAGCTGTCTAAATTTATCTAAAAGAATATAAGCAATGTCGCATTTATGTTTTAACTTGTGTAAATCTACTATGTCTTTTATTTTTTTAGATACTAATGAACCTCTACCAAGAATACTTATAGGTCTTTTAATCTGTCCTCTTTTAATTAAAAAATCTACATTCCTTTGTAGGTAACCTGTTTCTTGTTCTGCTTTTTGAATACGAGAAGCAATGTCTTGGAGTTTGCTTTGAAACTTAACTTCTAAAACTTTAGGTGTAGAAGAACTATTAGCATCAAGAATACTATTAGTAAAAAACCCAGTACCTTTGCCTGTATCAACTTGTTTAATATTATTCTTTTCAAAGAACTCTTTAAGTATTGTTTTCTCAAAGAACTTTTCTCTTATTGCACCTTGTATTCTTTTGCCTAGCTTACTTCTGTGTCTAGATTTTCTGTTTGGTTTTCTTCTTTTACTCATTCCAAATATTACCTTTCTTGCTAATCCATTCTGTTGGTTTCAATATAGAAACTCTTTCACACACTAAAGCGACTGAATTTGCACCAGCTCGGTCAAATACTTTGTTATTAATAGCACCTTGTATAATGCAATTATTATAAAAACTTTTTGAATTAAATGTTTTAGTTTCTAATTCTTTATAAATTAATGAAGCTAATAAAATGAATATTACAAAGATATACCAATACTTTTTAAATATTTTATTCATTAGTATTCTCCTCATCGCTAAACAATAAATGAGCTAACTTCTTCCTTACTAATACAGCATTACCAAGTATATTAAAACCACCACTTCTATAGAATTGTTGCCATTCTAGTTTAGGTAACTTTAGTATGTTTGGTTCTGGTTCTAATGACCAACGATAGATAACTGTGGCCTTCTCATTGATTGGCATTGCTAGTCTTATTGCGTCTTCATTAACAAGCAATACATCACCTGTTTTAAGTCTAACCTGTTGAACATAACCACCTAGAAATCCTACGACATCTGAATAAGACATCAGTTGGTTTAGTTCTTCACAGATTACTAGCTGTGTTTCTTGATATTTACTTGCAGTCATTCAGTCCTTTATAATGTTTGATTGTCCTAATATCTAAAGGTGCAACCAATCAAAACAGATAATGAAACACATAAGAGCAAATAAAAAATTTTCAATTAAAATTAGAAAAGAATTTATTCTTGCACAGAATATCAAGCAAAATGAGTAGCACTATTCAGTAAGACTACCGCTATTTATTGGTAATGCTTATTAATTTACAGTTTTACTGCAAACATATTTGCATTACAGGCAGAGTGTACCCCTATATATTTTTGACGGCAGAGGGGGTAAATATTTTTTTCCGCCTATGCGTGAGCTTGTCAGATTTTTTTGCCAAATTATTTTTCAGGATAAAACAATAGCTCATTAAACTTATCAGCTAATGAATAGTCCACTGCATATTCTAGGAAGCTATTAATGTTTTTAAGTATAAACTCTCTACCTTCAAAACAGTCTTGCTCATTAGATTTGGGTATTACATCTGTATAAATGTCTTTTGCTAATGATTTTACCTTAATTTTAAACTCATCAGTATTAGATAATTTTGGTTGTTTATTAACTAATGCTTTAAGGTATATGACTTGTTCGTTCATTTTTGACTTTATGTTAGGTTAGTTCCAGTAAGCTCCCAGTAGCTTCCTGTAAATTCTAGAGAGTTCCTGTTGGTATATACTTTAGTTAGAAACTATAGTTGAACTATAGTTGTTCTATAAGAACTACTTACATCTACTTCTTTTAGTTATAATACTATAGAAGGACTATAGTTCGTACTATAGTTTAACTATAGATTTACTATAGTTGTACTATAGTAAAAAATTAATATTAAAAATTAAGATTAAGCTGAAGCTGTAACTTCAATCAGAAACTTCTTAAAAAAGGTACTATAGTGCAATTCTAGACCTATAATTTTAAATGAGTATAGGGTCTTGTAGTGTCTTTAAAGGTGTGTGTTTTTTAATTGATAGGTTGCACTTTAGGAACAAACATAGCAAAAAAGTTTGCATTAGAAGCACGGAGAGCTATCAAGTTGTCCTCTAGACCTACCTCTGTACCCCTCTTTTTCCTATATTTTCCTTGTATTGTTCTAATTAAGTATAAAAATTATATTTAAAAATTAAGTGTAAAATTAATACTTAATCCAACTACTATTGTGAGAGTTATCACCCCAGTATTTATCTAACTGTATTCTAAAGTCTTCCTCTTTTTTCTGTTGAAAAGCTAAATCTTGGTCTTTTGCTAATTGTTGTAACCAATAATGACAAGACATCTGCAAAGCATCTATTCTATCATCTACTGTCAAGTTGTTCACTCCAACTTGTAATCTACTAATTTGGTAAAATAATTGATACTTCAATGCTTGTTCAGGAGAATACAAATCATTCGTAGTCTCATAATCTTTTCTAATAACATTAATATCTACAATTATTCTATGTTGAGACATTAGGGGTTCTAATGTATCTAAAATTCTTCTGTGCTTGTTTGTTGTCTGTCTAATTAATTCAGTAGAACAAGGATATTCTTTTACTAAATAAGGTCGAAGTAATGCTTCAAACATTCCTTGACCAAAGTTATCTTCAATTAAAATCTTATTAACTTTATTCTTTTTAGCGACTTGTGTTAGTTTATCTAAAACATAATCAGTGTAACCTGCATTAAATCCACCAACATCAATTAAATAAATATTTCCATTTAGAAATTTAGTAACCGCATAGGCAGTTTCATCTTTACCTTTACCTGAAGGGTCAATACTCATCACACAACCTGTGTAATCAATCCAATCTCCTTGAACTTGCATTGGTCTATAAAAACCATCACCTTGCAAACCTACACAAGGAATATCATTATATTTTAATTCAGGAGAAGAAGCCCAGATAACTTTCTGTGGAGCTTTCTCTTGGTTTAAAGTCATCACTGCAAAGTCTGATAACTTCAATGGATATTTATTTAAGTCAGAAAGAGTTGTGTCTAATTGAAATTGTAAATTAAAACCAAGTCTTCCATAACTTGCTTCTCTTTCTAATAAATCTTGTTCATCAAATCTTGATGGGTCAGTTGCTTTACCAACCATATCAGAATTCCAAGTATTAGAAATAATTGGAGCTAGATTAGAACCATAAGATTTAAATTGTGTTTCATTTGGGTATCTAGCACACCAGTATCTTATTTTATAACCTCTTTCTTGAAGTTTATTATAAATACTAAATTCGTTCTGTGGTGTTCCTAAAAATATAATTCTAGAAGTATCTTCAGGTTTAATTATAGCTTCAAACTCTTTTATACTTTCAGATAACTTATCTCTCATAAATTGAGTTTGAGTATTTCCTGAAGTCTCAATATCATCAGCTACAATAATATCTGCTCTTGAACCTGTAAGCTGACTTGTAATTCCTAAACTCTTAACAGAAGGTTGATGAGAAGCTCCTGCTGGTGCTACATCAAAACTTATCTTACTTTGTCTTTGATTATCCTTTGGATAAAGGTGCATAAGTATTGGCATTTCTGACAATAAACGCAGACAAAACGTACTAAAATCATCTGCTCTATTTTTAGATGCAG